GATAGTTTCTTCCGCACCTTCATATACTGTGCCAGCTTCTCCTTGGACTGGTGTCCATTTGCGCTTACGCGCCATTAACTTTTCATAGGGGTTCATTCTTGACAATCACATTGTGGTTCATTTAAAAGTGATGCAAGATAATCCTCAACTTCTTCTGTATTCAACGCAGCATAAGCATCCGACTTATCTTGCACGTCTCCCATAACCTGAAGGCTGTAATAGAGACTTGTTTGCGGAGACCTTAGCCACTCTTCGATAAAGGCGTTGTCATACGTGACAACATCACTCCAACTGTTGAAGCTATACCCATGAAGAAGTCCTGTGCGGTTGAGGAGAGTCATGATGCCATCAGCAACACGTTTGTAATCCTCCCAACCAACTTCACTAGCGATTTCTACATCGCCATATTCGTATGTTTGTACACCGAACGTACCGCTGTCACGGTCAACTGTTCGGCTAATAGGTGGTGCAATCTCTGGTGTACAGGTGTAACCATCCAGATCTTTGCTCCGATAACTGCAGCTAGCAGTGGGTGCAATGGCAAAGGCACGTACCATGTCGTTCTGTCTAGCAATGTAAGCAGCTTTGTTGATGCCTTCATCAATTGCATAGACGAGCCTGTAAGCAGGACTCTTGACAGTCTTACCTTCGATGTATTGCTCCAGGGCCTCACCAAACTGTTTGTAGGTTACGCCGTACCGCCGTAGTAGGTTGGCGAGTCCGAGCATTCCGAGACCAACTTGTCTGTCAACGACTGAGGGAAGGTACTCTCCTGAAGCGCCAACACCAGTCTTACCGTGGAGTTCACACA